CCCGGCTGTGCAACTGTTGATTGAAGAACAGGATGAAAAAGACCTGAAACAAGTTCAGTCACGGGCAAATCAAACTATTGAAAACTCCGCCCCTGCTTTGATACTTACTAATAAGTAATGGCAACTACTCTTACAACTGAACACTTCTATACAGGAGACGGGACCACCACCGACTTTGCTGTTTCATTTACATATCTAAAAGTTGCGGACGTCAAAGCAACACTTGACCACGTAGCTACAACTGCATATACCCTTCCCAATGCAGGTATCCTCCGGTTCAATACCGCACCTGCTTCTGGTGTTGCTATCCGTGTTTACCGTGATACTGATGTAGACGCTGCCCGTTTCGTACTCGCTTCGGGTTCGTCTGTAAAATCGAGTGAACTAAACGAGAACTACGATCAGCTTTTGTTTGCTGATCAAGAGATGGTCGACGAGTTCGGCATTTCTAACCAAGCTGTTTCAACCCCAAAACTGCGTGATGGTGCAGTCATGGAGGCCAAGATCTCCGACTCCCAGATCACAACCAACAAGATTGCTGATCAAAATATAACTACAGCCAAAATTGCTGACAACGCAGTAACTTTGGTGAAGATGGCCGATAACTCTGTAGGTACTGCAGAAATTATTGATGCCAATGTAACTACTGCCAAAATTGCAGACTCAAATGTTACTACTGCAAAGATTGCCGACAGTAATGTAACCACAGCAAAGATCAATGATTCTGCTGTTACCACGCCAAAGATTGCAGATTCTAATGTAACAACAGTCAAAATTGCTGATGCAAACGTTACCACTGCAAAGATTGCTGACTCGAACGTCACTACAGCAAAGATTGCTGATTCAAATGTAACTACAGCCAAGATTAACAACCTTGCTGTTACTACAGGTAAGATCAACTCTAGTGCAGTCACTAACGGCAAACTTGCAACTGATTCTGTTTCTACAGTTAAGGTTCAAGATGATGCAATCACTGAGCCGAAGCTGGCAGGTAACTCTGTCACTAACCGTCAGATCGCTGATGGATCTATTGACGGTGCAAAACTAACTGATGGCACTCTCGACGTTGACAAAATCAAAGGTCTTGACATCGTTACCACTGCTGAGCAAAACGCAGGGTCACCGACTTGGACAGGTGTAGACGACACCCTTGCTTCGATTGGTGCCATTGAGAAGCGTCACGATGTTCTTTATCAGAACTCAACGCCCTCTGGTACTGATTGGCAAGTAGGCAAACTCTGGTACGCCCACGGGAACGACCAAACGTTGTCGGTGTGGAGTGGTAGCAACTGGATTGGTATCTCTTCAGGCGGTACGTTCATTAGCCAGCCGACCGTGATCTGGGTTGACCAGGCAAACGGTGATGACACCAACGATGGTCACCGAATCATTGATTCAATGAAGACCATCAAAGCCGCTGTGGCTTCTGCTGATGCTGGAGACATTGTTCTTGTGGCTCCTGGTGTCTATCGAGAGGCAGCGCCTATCGACGTTACGGTCAACAACCTGTCGATTATTGGTCAGTCTCTCCGTAGCTGTTTCGTACACCCAACACCTGCAACTGAAGAAAACATTCTGTTCCGTGTCAACAGCGGTACTCAGATTGCCAACTTCTCCATGGCGGGTATGAAGGCCAGCGGCACTCGTGGTGGTCACGCTGTCGATAATGACAGCACCTACGGTCTACCTGCTAACCAGGGATGGGCTATCGGCTTCTATCCCAACTCAGTCATCTACAAGAGTCCCTACATCCAGAACTGCACAACGTTCATGGACAGTGGGATCTACAACCACACTCAAGCTGAATACAACGCTGACAACAGCCTTGGCGGGTTCTTTGACCCCAACAACGTAAACCAAGGTGGTTTTGGTGGTGACCGTACGTCATCTCCCACTGGTGGTGGTCTCTACATCGACGGTAGTCAAGTTTCTAGCAGCTCTCCGCTGCGTTCGATGGTCGTTGACTCATTCACTCAGATCAACCTGGATGGTCCTGGTGCTCTGGTGTGTAACAACGCCTATGCACAGTTTGTGTCGTTCTTCGGAACCTTCTGCCACTACCACTGCAAGTCATTGAACGGTGGTCGTGTCAATCTCAGCAACTGCACGACTGACTACGGTCGCTATGGCTTAATTGCTGACGGTAAGTCCACGTCTGCTCTTTATTCAACTGTCACTTCTCAGGCAGCAAGTGCTGGTGATCTCTATGTAGACATCACTAAAGCAACCGCTCCGTCGAGCTGGTTCGGGTCTGGTGCTTTTGCTACCCGTCCTACCGATGACATGTTGATGCAGATCGGCAGTGACATCTATGCACTGACTGGTGCTGACATCCTGAACAGCAGTGGTGTTGTCGATAACACTGAAACAAACCCGACTGGATACCGTGTCCATGTCATCCGTACTGCTTCTGCTAACCGCTCGACCAACCTCGGTCTGATCGGCAACGTTGCAAGTGGTGCCGCTGTCTCGTTCTTCTTCCGTTCCTACATCAGCTCTGGTGGTCACACCTTTGAGTATGTAGGTGCTGGCACTGACTACGACGCAGCTCCTGAGAACGGTGGTCAGCCTGTAGAGGCAAACCGTACTGTTGAGCGTAACAACGGTGCCGTGTGGCAGTCCAGCACTGACCACAACGGTAAGTTCACCGTGGGTAATTTCATGGTGGTTGACCAGAAGTCTGGTCTTTGTGAGATCAACAACATCAACGGTCTTGCGTTCCCAACGTCTGATGGTTCAGCTAACAACGTCCTGTCTACTAACGGATCAGGGACGCTGACTTGGCAGTCCATTTCTCAGCTTGGTGGTTCAGGTATTAGCAACCTAAATGAAGACACCTCTCCACAACTGGGTGGTGATCTTGACGTAGTTACCTATGACATCGTTTCTACTGGCAACCGAGACATCGATCTTGATCCCGGTGGTTCTGGTGTAGTTGTCGTCAAAGGCAATAGCACTCGTGGTTCTGGCTCTATCAAGCTGAACTGTGAAGCCAATTCTCACGGCGTACAGATCAAGAGTCCTCCGCACTCGGCTAACGCTACCTACACCCTGACACTGCCTACGGCTCTGCCTTCTACGACTGGTCAAGCCTTGACTAGCGACACGAACGGCAACCTTGGTTTTTCTGCTGTCAGCTCTGATGCACTGACGACTCCTCAGACAATCACTGCATCTAAAACCTACGACGCTAACTCCAACATCGGATTGATGGGTCCACAAGTCACTGTGGCTTCTAGCGCAACACTCACTGTTCCTTCAAGTTCTGTTCTTACAATTATCTAATCATGGCACACGGAAAAATCCGCGTTAATACTCTTACTTATGACACTGGCAGTGGCGATGTAGATGTTGCTGTTAATGCGATTGCTACGGGAACAATTCCCACTAACTCTGATATTGATACTCGTGCCGATGCACGTATTACAGCAGCTACTGGTGTTTCTGTCCAAGCATACGACGCTAATCTTCCTGCTGGTAACACTATTGTTGTTGATGGTGACATTGGGTCAACTGTCCAGGCGTTTGACGCTGACACTGCAAAGACGGACGTCGCACAGACGTTTACCCCTGCCCAAACCTTTACAGCTGCAAGTGTTCACAACGGTGGACTGACTGTTGACGGTCCTTACAAACAAGCTGCTGAAGCTGTCAATGCATTGGACATTGATTTAAGCACTGGCAACTATTTTACCAAGTCAATTTCATCCTCTTCAACTGTTACCTTTAGCAATCCACCTGCTTCTGGCACGGTTGGTTCTTTCATCTTGCAGCTTACCTTGACTGGCTCAGGTACTGCTATCACTTGGCCTAACGGAAGCGGTGGTCAAGGCACTGTTTACTGGAATGGCGATGCTGGCACTACTGCGCCCGCCCTTGTAGACGCCCGTACCCACCTCTTTATGTTTGTTACTTCAGACGGTGGTACTAAATATCGTGGTGCTGTTCTTAAAGACTACACTGCTTGATTATGGATCCTACTACTCAACAACAAGCCCTGGCAGCCGCCGGGGCAGCAAGTGCCGAGCCGGTTTACGTCGATGACGTTTTTAGCATTGATGTATGGGACGGAAACAGCAGCACCAGAAGCATCAATAACGGCATTGACTTGAGCGGTGAAGGCGGGATGGTGTGGTTTATGAATAGGTTTTATGGCAACAACAAGCCTATTTATGACACTGCACGCGGTGTTAACAAGTTCCTAAAGGGAGACAATGGTGATCCAGAGGTCACCTCTGTAACTAATGGCCTTACCGCATTTAACTCAAACGGTTTTACTTTAGGCAGCAATCCTTATGTAAACGGCAACAGCTATGAATATGCGTCTTGGACTTTCCGTAAAGCGCCGAAATTTTTTGACATCGTTACATACAGCGGAAACTCATACAATCAAACGATAAATCACAACCTTGGATCAGTTCCAGGTATGATTCTCATCAAAGAAATTAACGCAGATGGCAGCGGTTATTGGCTGGCTTACCACAGATCAGTAGGCGCAACAAAATCTATTTACTGGAGTTTTGGTGGCGCAGTCAATGATGTGTTTGATTTTATGCGAGACACGGAGCCTACAAGCACTCAATTTACTCTTGGTGATGGCAATAACGTTAATCAAAGCGGCAAAAATTATGTAGCATATTTATTTGCTCACGATGAAGCAGAGTTTGGCGAAGACAGTGATGAATCGATAATTAAGTGCGGCAGCTATACGGGCAACGGCAGTTCTCAAGAAATCAACATAGGCTTTGAGCCGCAATTTTTTATGTGGAGGGATGGCGAAAGGCCAGGCTCTGGTTCCGGAACTAATCCGTTCCATGTCGCAGATGACGTGCGCGGATTTGCTGGCAGGCATGGCGACATAAGAAGCATAAGTGCAGGTAGCGGTACAGAGCAAAACTATGGCGGAACAATGACTCGTACTCCCAATGGCATATTCCTCCATGACGGTGACTCGAAAATCAACCAAAACAACCGCCAATACTTTTATGTCGCAATCCGTCGCCCACATAAACCATTTGTTGAGACCGCATCAGATGTTTTTGCTGTGAATCGTGAAACTGAATCGCGATCAAGTACGTGGACATCATTGTCAGGTTTTAAGACTGACATGATTTGGAATCACACAGCAGATCAAAATACAAACTGGAACGTTAGTCAGCGATTGACGAACGGGATTTTGTCTACGCACCGAACTGATACAGAGCAAAACTCTGACTATTTTGGCCTTGACACCATGAATGGAGTTAAAAATGGAAGTTTGAGTCTTAATAGTCAAACTAGAACACATGTTGATTACCACTTCAAACGCGCAAAAGGTTTTTTTGACATGTGTTTATACACAGGTAACGGTAATAACAACCACAACATTAGTCATTCGTTAGGTGTTACGCCGGAGATGATTATGGTTAAAGCTCGTGATGGCTCTTTGGGCTGGTCTGTTTGGCATAAAGACAATGGGAACGGCAGTGCGGGCGGAAAAAGTGTACGCCTCAACGAAACTATTGGTGCATCGAATCACGGTCACTTTCAAAACAATGGAGGCGCTACTTCAACGCATTTTGGTCTTAATTCATACGGATTTACGAATGGCACTAACGTTAAATATGTAGCATTTTTGTTTGCTACCTTAAGTGGAATTAGTAAAGTTGGCAGCTATACCGGAACTGGCAACAACATTAACGTTGATTGCGGTTTTACTGCAGGCGCACGTTTTGTCATCATTAAACGCATTGACCAAGACGGTCAGGATTGGTTCGTTTATGACTCAGCAAGCGGCATTGTTAGCGGGAATGACCCCTACCACCTTTTAAACAGCTCCAACATGCAAGTGACTAACACTGATTACATTGATCCTTTGAACTCTGGATTTACAATTACGTCGTCAGCACCTGCCGATCTTAATAGCGCTAATGCTACATACATCTTCTATGCAATTGCCTAAACATAACTAACTATGGAAATTCGTAATCGTGAAACTGGTGCCGTAACCACCATTAGCCAATTTAAAGCAAGTTACCCAAACACAAGTTTTTCTAAAACTATTACTAACGACATCCTGGACAGCTTCGGCTATGACCCTGTGCTGAATGGCGCAGCGGCAACTGTGACTGCTCCTTATGGTGTCAGTGTCCGTGATGGTGTCGAAGAGATCAATGGTCAGTGGTTTACCCGTTTTGTTGCCGGACCAGTGTTTACCGACAACGACGAAGCAACTGCTGCTGAGCAAGAAACGGCTTATCGAGCCCGTATTGATGCAGAAGCTGCTGAGCGTGTTCGCACGGAGCGCAACAAAAAACTTTCTGACACTGACTGGACCCAGTTGGCTGACAGCACTGCTAACGCCACTGCCTGGGGTACTTACCGTGCAGCTCTTCGGGATCTGCCTGCTACTGAAGGCTTTCCTCACAACGTTACCTGGCCCACTGAACCTTCCTGATAATCATGATCACCCTTATCCGTCCAATTCTTTTTTCGTTTATCAATTCTGAAAAGGTCAAGCGTCTTATTGTTGACCTGTTGACCAAACTGGCTGAACAGACAGACAACACTGTGGATGATGAAGCAGTGAAGTTCATCGAACGCGGACTGTTCGGTGCCGTCGTGGAGTGATCCTCCTTCATTCCCTTCTCTAACGCTTCCAGAAGCGCCTGTGATGCCTGCGCCGGTCC